ACCATATAAATACAGAACTTATAATAGCCCAAGCTATTGTTGAATCTAATTATGGAACATCACGATTTGCTATTGAAGGAAACAACTTATTTGGTATAAGAGTATGGTCTAAAGAAGGTATGCTACCCTATAGACAACCCGACCATATAGAATGGCGTGTAAGAGTATTTAAAACTAAATGTGATTCTGTTAAGTATTACATAGAAATTCTAAATACAAAACAAGTGTATACAGAATTTAGAAAAGCTAGAGATATGTCATTTAATAGAGACCCTATAAGAATGGCTAGAGCATTAGATAGTTTTTCTACAAATAAAGAATATGAAAAACATGTTATTGAGGTTATAAATAAATTAAGAAATGGAACTAAGTAAAAATTTTACATTAAATGAATTAACAAAGTCTCAAGAAGCAGTAAGACTTGGTATAGATAACACACCTAGTAAAGAACATATAGAAAATTTAAAAATACTTTGTGAAAAAATATTACAACCTATTAGAGACTTTTACGGAATGCCTGTTTCTATATCTTCTGGTTATAGATCAGTAGCTCTTTGCGAGGCCATAGGTTCGAGTTCCAAGAGCCAACATACTAAAGGACAAGCAGCAGACTTTGAGGTTTTTGGAATAACTAATAAACAATTAGCAGATTTTGTTGTACAAAATCTTGATTATGATCAATGTATATTAGAATTCTGGAATCCCAATGAACCTAACTCTGGCTGGGTTCACTGTAGTTATAATAGTGCTGGAAATAGAAAACAGTACTTAAGAGCCAGTAAACTTAACAATGTAATCATGTACTACCCAATGGAATAATATGGCAATAGGAAGATCAGCAATACCACAGCAAATATATGGAAAGGTTAGAGGAGCCCGACCATCAAAAGCTATGCGTAAAAGCAAGAAAACTAAGAAGTAGATTATATTATTTAATAGTGATATAATTTTCTATTATGGAAAAACAGGGTTTATACGCAAATATAAATAGAAGAAAACGTTTAGGTATAAGTCGTCCAAAATCTAAGTCTACAGTTTCTAAGGAAGCCTATTCTAATATGAAAAAAGGTTTTCCTAAAAAGAAAATGATGGATGGAGGTTCTGTTAGAGGGCAGAAAGCAATACAAGTTAAAAAAACAATCTTTAAAGGAGTATTTTAATATGGCAGCAAAACAACCAATGGGTGGAGCACATAACCCTTATAAACTTACAGGAAAAATCACAGCTAAAAAAGGAAAAGCTGTAATGAAAAAGAAAAAGTAAGGTTATGATTTATGGCTACATCGGGCACAACTACATTTAATCTAGACATTGATGACGTCATAGAAGAGGCGTATGAAAGATGTGGCATTCGTAATACAAAAGGTTACGATTTAAAATCATCAAGAAGAAGTTTAAATTTATTATTTTCTGAATGGGGCAACAGAGGCGTGCACCTTTGGAAAGTAGAATTAAAAAATCAATTACTAACGGCTGGTACAATTACATATACTACACCAGAAGATTGTAGTGATGTATTAGAAGCTTATGTTTCTACAACTGAAACTGTAACCTCAAGTACAAATGATATATCATTAAATAAAATTGATAGATCTGCTTATGCAGGACTTCCTAACAAAGGACAAACAGGTCAGCCATCACAATATTATGTAAATAGACAAACTAACCCAACCATTAGTTTATATCTTGCACCTGATTGTGTAACTTATACTTATTTAAAATATTATTACATTCAAAGAATTCAAGATGCAGGTGCTTATACAAATCAAGCAGATTTACCTTATAGATTTTTACCAGCAATGGTTTCTGGACTTGCATTTTATATTGCACAAAAATATGCACCAGAAAGAATACAAGATTTAAAATTATTATATGAGGATGAAATGCAAAGAGCTTTAGAAGAAGATTCTCAAAGAACTTCTGTATATATTTCACCTTATACTTATTTTGGAGATAGATACTAATGGCATTTGCACGAGGTAAAAGATCACTAGCAATTTCTGATAGAAGTGGAGCTCAATTTCCATATAGAGAAATGAGAAAAGAATGGAATGGTTCTATTGTTCACTTTACTGAATATGAACCAAAACATCCTCAATTAGATCCTCCTTATCATCCAGCAGATCCTGAAGCATTAGTAATGCCAAGAGCAGATATTAGACCAGGAGGTGGTTGTGAAGTACAATTAGATTTATATTACTGGCCAGGACAATTTACAACTGTAAATAACAGTATGCAACCTGGAATTAGTGGAGATATTATTAATTATAAAAGATCAGCACTTGCAAGTGTTGGTGATGTAACAATAGTAATATCATGACATACGCAGAATTATTACAACAAATTAGAGATTATACAGAAGTAGATTCATCAGTATTAACAGATAGTATTTGTGATACTTTTATTAAAAATTCTGAATATAAAATATTTAGACAAACAGATGCAGACTATTCAAGAGAATATGCAACTTCTAGTTTTAATCCTGGTAATAAATATTTAAATTTACCAGACGACAATACAGATGAAGGTTCAACTTCTACAAGAAGAGCAATTATAGTTCGTTCTGTAGTTGTAACTAATACTTCTAATGTACAAGTGGCTTTAGAACCAAGAGATGATACTTTTATAACAGAATATAATTCAAGTGGTGCAACAGGATTTCCAAAATATTATGCTATGTTTAGAGAAAATGCTATTGTTGTAGCCCCTACACCAGCATCAGGATATTCAGTATTATTAGACTATGTTTATACCCCTGATAATTTAAGTTCTACAAATACGACAACTTATTTAAGTTTAAATGCTCCAGAACTATTATTATATGCTTGTTTAGTTGAAGCTTTTGCATATCTAAAAGGACCTGCTGATATGTACAAACTATATTCTGACAAGTATAATGAAGCATTACAAGGATTTGCGTTAGAACAAACAGGTAGAAGACGCAGAGACGAGTATGAAGATGGTTCAATGCGTATTAAAATACCTTCACCATCACCATAATAACTATAAGGAGTACAATATATGGCAATAGCACAAGCAGTATGTAATTCTTTTAAACAGCAAATTTTAGAAGGCGTACATAATTTTGCAACTGGCGGAAACGTTTTCAAATTATCACTTTATACATCAGCAGCAAACTTATCAGCATCAACAACTGTTTATACTTCAACTAATGAAGTATCAAACACTGGTCAGTACACTGCAGGAGGTGGTACTTTAACAGGACAACAAACTTCACTTGATACAGGTGTAGCAATTGTTGACTTTGCAGATTTATCATTCACAGGAGTTACGCTAACAGCAGCGGGAGCTTTAATTTATAACACATCAGCAACTAATAAAGCTGTGTGTGTTTTAGATTTTGGTGGAGATAAAACAGCAACAGCAGGAACATTTACAATTGTGTTCCCAGCGTTTACATCAGCAAATGCAATATTAAGAATTTCGTAAGAAATTAAATTTAGAGGGATACATGAATGCCAGCATGGGGCGAACTAACTTGGGGTTATGGAGCTTGGGGAAACCAGCGGGTAGATGTAAGTGTATCCCTCACATCAGCAACAACTGAACCGTGGGGATATAACGCTTGGGGCCAAGGCGGCTGGGGCGTTGGTGATGGATTAGCTACCTCTGTTGGTAGTGTTCAAATTGCAATTGGTCAAGACATTGCATTAACAGGAAATTTATTACAATCATCTGTAAATAGTGTTTCATTAACTGGAACAGCTACAGTTAATTTATCTACTAACTTATTACAAACTTTCCTTGGAAATGAATCTTTAGAAGGAAATGCAAATGTAAATTTAAGTACAAATTTAATTGTATCTACTGTAGATCCAGTATCTATTATTGCAGATGGTAATGTTTTTGATGATTTAATTGGTGTTCAATTAAATTCTACAGTTAATTCAATAACAGTTGATATAGCAGCCGCTGTATTTGTAACTGGTTCCACTATAACAGCAACAACTGGAAATTTATCTATAACTGCAAATGCAAATGTTAATACAAGTACTAATTTATTAACAGTAACTTCCAATACTGTTAGTATAAATGCAGAAGGTAATGTTTATGTAAGTACTAATTTATTAAATGTTTATTTAGGAGATGAATCCGAAACAGGAACAGCTGTAGTTAACTTATCTACTAATTTATTACAATCTACTACAGGAACAGTTTCAGCTTTTGCTGGTGTTGAAGTGGATGTAACTGGTCAAACTTTAACAACAACTACTAATAATGTATCAATAACAATAGGACAACAAGTTAATGTTACAGGTATAAGTTTAACAGTTTCAACAAATACAGTGTATATTTCAGCATGGGCCGTGGTTGATATAAACGTAACAGCTAGTTGGACTACTGTAGATACCAATGTATCAAGCACTTGGACAGTGGTTGACATAGCAGCTTAAGACAACTAAAATTGATTAATATTACATAATTTATAAGGAATTTTTATGGCATCATCGTATTCTACAGATCTTAAACTCGAGTTGATGGTAACGGGTGAAAACTCGGGAACTTGGGGAGATAAAACAAATACAAATTTAAATTTACTACAACAAGCAATTGCTGGATACCAAGATGTGTCTATTGCAGGAGGAGCACAAACAACTGCTCTTGCAATGACAGATGCAACTTTATCTAATGCAAGAAATGCAGTTATAAAATTTTCAGGAACAATAACAGGAAATCAAATTGTAACTGTTCCAGATGGAATTGAAAAAACTTGGATTCTATATAATGGAACAACAGGTGCTTTTACAGTTCAATTTAAAACTGTAACAGGAACAGGACCAACTTTTTCTACAACTGATAAAGGATTTAAATATGTTTATTCTGATGGAACAAACATAACAGATATTCCTCTTGGAGTTCCAGGTGGATCAAATACACAAATTCAATTTAATAGTTCAGGATCATTCGGTGGTTCTGCTAATTTATATTGGGATGGTACAAACTTTAATATTGGAGCAACAGGTGCATTAAGATTACAAGATACAACGGGTGGAGAATATGTTGGACTTAAAGCTCCAGGAACAGTTTCATCATCTTATACATTAACATTACCATCCGCAGATGGAACAGCAAATCAAGTTTTAACTACAAATGGTTCAGGTACTTTATCTTTTGCAACTGTATCAGGTGGAGCAGCGTGGCAAACAGTTCAAACTGGAAACTTTAATGCTACAGTTAAATATGGATATTTTGTAAATACAACTTCAGGCGCAATCACAGCAACTCTTCCAGCTTCTCCAACACTTGGAGATTTTATATCATTCATTGATTATGCAGGAACTTTTGACACTAATAATTTTACAGTAGCTAGAAACGGAAATAAAATTCAAGGCGATGCTACTGATTTAGTAGTGGCAACAGAAAGAGCAGGATTTACACTTGTATATGCGGATTCAACACAAGGTTGGCTGTTACAGAATAATTAACGGAGGTTTGAAATGACAACCTTTAAAGGAATACGAGGAACTGCAATTCAAGTAGTATCTTCAGATCCAACATATCCAGAGACAGGTCAAATTTGGTATAATAGTTCTAGTGGAACGTTGAAAGGTTATAAAACTGTTAATGCTTGGTCTAGTGGTGGAAATTTAAATACAGCAAGATATTTTTTAACAGGAACAGGAACTCAAACTGCTACAGTAGCTTTTGGTGGATATACAGGAGCAAATTCAGCAGCAACAGAAACTTACAATGGATCCAGTTGGACTAGTCAACCCAATATGGCTCAAGCTGCTTATGGAAGAGGAGCAACAGGAACTCAAACTTCAGCTCTAGCTTTTGGTGGACAACCATCAGGTGGAACTACAGGGGCCACTGAACTTTGGAATGGTTCAAGTTGGACAACATCTCCAGCAAGTATGAATACAGCTAGATATAGTCATGCTTATGCTGGTACAACTCAAACTGCAGCTGTAGCTGCAGCTGGTTATGCGCCTCCAGGTGATACTATAAGTAATAAATCAGAATTTTGGAATGGAACTTCTTGGACAAATGGTCCAAATTTAAATACATCAAGAGCTTATGTTGCAGGATCAGGCGCAGGAACTCCTACAGCAACAATAGTTTTTGGTGGAAATGGACCAAATCCTGTTGGAACAACAGCCACAGAATCTTATAATGGAACTTCTTGGACAACAGTTAATAGTTTAAACACAGCAAGATCAAGTTTAGCAGGTGCAGGAACTCAAACTGCAAGTTTAGCTTTTGGTGGAAGTGGACCTTCAGGAGCAACAGAATTATGGAATGGAACAAGTTGGACTTCTAATCCAACAGGACTTGCAACACCTAGAACTACTTTAGGTGGATCAGGAATTCAAACTTCAGCTTTAGCTTTTGGTGGAGGTCCACCTACAACAGCAGCTACTGAAGAATGGAATGGTTTAGCAACTCAAACAATATCGGTATCATAATGACAACATATAAAGAACTCTTTGGTAAATACGTACAGAACTTGTCATCGGACCCAACATCCACGGACGCCGAAGGACAAATCTGGTATAATACAACTAGTGGCACATTTAAGACGGCTTTAGGATCTTACGGTGTTTGGAGTTCAGGTGGTAGTATGATTAATGCTAGGATAGGTACTGCAGGTTTTGGAACTCAAACAGCAGCGGTTGCAGCTGGTACACAAGCTTCTCCTTTTGTGCTTACAGAATTATACGATGGTACAACTTGGACAGCTAGTGGAGCATTAACTGGTCAACAAAGTTATGCAGCAGGAGCGGGTACACAAACTGCAGGATTAGTATTTGGTGGAGGTTATCCAACAAATGTTACTACTACACAATCTTTTAATGGATCAACTTGGACAAATGTTCCAGCAACTTTAAATACTGCAAGAAGAATTTTAGCAAGAGCTGGTATTCAAACAGCAGCATTAGCTTTTGGTGGATATAGAGATGTCCCAGCTGCATACACAGGTGCTACAGAATCTTATAACGGAACTTCATGGACTTCAGTTAATTCATTAAATACAGCAAGAGCAAATATGGCTGGATTTGGAACAAATACAGCAGCAGTAGCCGCTGGTGGAGATACACCTTACACAGGTGTAACAGAATTATGGAATGGAACAACTTGGACTAATAATCCAACTGGATTAAATACAACAAGATCATATGTAGGTGGTGCTGGAACTCAAACAGCTGGTTTAGCATTTGGTGGATATAATCCACCATCTTATACAACAGCAACAGAAACTTGGAACGGAACAAGTTGGACAAACAGTCCAAATGGACTTGCAGTAGCAAGATCTCGTTATAATGGAAATGCAGGAACACAAGCTGCAGCATTGGCTTTTGGTGGAGAACCACCTACTGCAGCAACAGAAGAATGGACTCAAAGTGTCGTTGTCCCCGTTGCTGGATCCTTCAGCAGTGGTGGAAATATGGTTGTTGCAACAAGAGGTGCAAACAGAGGATTTATTGGGTTACAAACAGCAGCTTTAGTAGCAGGAAATTATACTGTTACAGGAAAAACAGAATTATATAATGGTACAAGTTGGACAACTTCACCTGCTAGTATGTCTACAGGTAGAAATTATGGAATGGGTTTTGGTACTCAAACAGCAGCAATTGTAGCAGGAGGATCAACTCCTGCAAATACTACAGCATCAGAATTATTTAATGGTACTTCTTGGACAGCTACTCCAAGTATAAATACAGCTAGAAACAATGGAGGTGGAGCTGGTATTTCTACAGCAGGATTAATTTTTGGTGGTGGACCAGGATCTGCAACTACAGCTACAGAAAAATATAATGGTACTTCTTGGACAACAGTTAATGCTATGAATACTGCAAGATATGGTATGGGTTCAGCAGGTACGCAAACAGCTGGACTTGCGTTTGGTGGAGAAATTCCATCTTATTCAGCAGCTACAGAATCTTATAACGGAACAAGTTGGACTTCAGTAAATTCTATGAATACAGCTAGGTATTCATTAGGAGGAGCAGGAACTCAAACAGCGGCTGTCGGCATGGGAGGAGAAGTTTCTGGAGGAGGTAATACTTCAGCAACAGAAACTTGGAATGGTACATCTTGGACATCTAATCCAAATGGACTTTCAACAGCTAGAAGAGCATTTTCTAGTGCAGGAACCCAAGCTGATGGTTTAGTTGCAGGTGGTTATTCAACAACAGATTTAGCAACAACTGAAGAATGGACAGGCCCATCAACGACTTTAAACTATAAAACATTAACAACAAGTTAGTTTACATTATGGATAAATTGACTTATAATAACTAACCAAGGAGCAAAATATGGCACTTTTTATATACGGTGTAGCATCTAATTACGGTAAAGATTTCTTTACAGCGCAAGATAGACAAAACTTTTTCTTACGTGGTTATCCAGGCGATGTTTGGGTAATAGGCAGCAATGAAAAAGGAGCTCTATGGTTGGCTGAAAGAGGAGTTGAAAAAACTAAAGCCGAAGCACAAGCAATTGTTGACGGTGAAGTTGCAAAAGCTCAAGCCGCTTATGATGCATTACCAGAAGACCAAAAAACAAATTTAAATAGACAAAGACCTACTGCTATAAACTTACCATAAGGAGTTCACTTTAGATGACTACTTATAATCAGATAGCAGGAAGACGAGTCAACTTTTTATCATCCGACCCAACGTACGTAGATGCGAATTCAGATGGACAGGTGTGGTATAACTCAACCACGGCTACATTAAAGTCATGGCTTCCTACAGGCACTTGGAGCGCTGGAGGAAATTTAAATTCTGGTAGAGAACGTCCTGCGGCAGCTGGAACTCAAACAGCTGTTTTAGCATTTGGAGGACAATCATCTTCTGGAGGAGCTGTAACAGCATCAACAGAATCTTATAATGGAATAGCTTGGACACCCGTTAGTAATATGAATACTGCTAGAAGATCTTTAGGTGGTGCGGGTACTCAAACAGCAGCTTTAGCTTTCGGTGGATTTGTTCCTCCTAATTCAGCAGCTACAGAAAAATTTAATGGTACTTCATGGACTTCAGTAAATAATATGAATACTGCTAGAAATGCATTAAATGGAGCAGGAACTCAAACAGCAGCTTTAGGTTTTGGTGGAGATAGCGGAGCACCTACTACTACTGCAACAGAATCTTATAACGGAACAAGTTGGACATCCGTAAATTCATTAAATACTGGAAGAGTTAATTTTTCAGGGACAGGAACTCAAACAGCGGCTTTAGCTGTAGGTAATAATTCACCTTTTTCAGGAGTAGTAGAGTCTTGGAATGGAACTTCATGGACAGCTACAACATCATTAAACACTGCAAGAGGTGGTACAGCATCAACTGGAACACAAACAGCGGCTTTAACTTTTGGTGGATTTTCCGCACCTGGAGAAACATCTCCTACAACAGCAACAGAAAAATTTGATGGTACTACTTGGACTTCTAATCCAACTGGACTTGCAACAGCAAGAGCTTTTTTAGGTGGAGCAGGTACTCAAACAGCATCAACAGCAATGGCAGGAAATCCTTATTCAACTGCTACAGAAGAATGGAACATAGGTGTCTATTCTTACACGGCGGCTGCCTGGGCGAGCGGCGGGAATATGAATAATACAAGAGGTTATGCAAGAGGAGCAGGTACTCAAACAGCTGCTTTAGCTATAGGTGGTTATCCAAATGCAGGAACAAGTCCTTATGTTACTGCAACAGAATATTATAATGGGTCAGCATGGACATCAGTTCCAGCAACTATGAATACAGCAAGATTTGGTTTAGGTTCAGCAGGAACTCAAACAGCTGCTATTGCAGCAGGTGGAGTTAGTCCAACTACTGTACTAACAGCTTCAGAATCTTATAATGGTTCAACATGGACTAGTACACCATCTACAAATACAGCTAGAGGTGATTTATGGGGATCTGGCACACAAACTGCTGCTTTAATTTTTGGTGGATATACAGCACCTGGTCCAATGAGTACAGCAACAGAATCTTGGAGTGGATCTTCTTGGACTTCTGTTAATAGTTTAAATTCAGCAAGAAGAGGTTTAGCTGGTGGTGGAACACAAACAGCTACAATAGCATTTGGTGGAGGTCCTATGCCTTCAGGAGTTGGTGCAAGTACGGAATCTTATAATGGAACATCATGGACAGCTGTAAATTCATTAACTACAGCTAGAGCACAAATTGGTGGAACAGGAACTCAAACTTTAGCAATAGCATTTGGTGGAAGTTTATACCCTTCTACTCCAGCTGTAGCTAATGTTGAATCTTGGAATGGGTCTGTTTGGACTAATTTACCAAGTATGGCAACTGCTAGATATGGTTTAGGTGCTTCAGGTAATAGAAATAGTACTCTTGCTTTTGGTGGAGCAAATGGAGTTGTATATGATGGAACTGCAATTACAGAACAATGGACAGGCGAAGTAGCAACAGCTAATTCCAAAACCTTGACAACATCATAATAAAAGCTTATATCATCTCTAATGACAGAGAAGAGAAATATAAAAAGCTTAATACAGCAAGAAGAAGCACACTTAAATAATCTATTAGAAACTGAAGATCTAAAATCATTTAAATCAATGGTTGAAGAACTTCGTGATACTTGGACTAAAAAACAAATCTTTAGAACTGAAACAGAAATGAAAGTTGCTGTTTTAGATGATGGAAGATATCCAACACGAGCTTCTAAATACTGGCAATGTGTTAGAGAACAGAATGTATTTTTAGAGAATTTAATGTCTTTATCTTTTGATTACAGACGTAATGAAGCAAAAATTAAATGGTTACAAAAAAAATTAGAAACAGAAACGGATGAATATAAAAGAGAACTTTATCAAATAGATTTAGATGAAAAAATATATGGTAAAGCAAATATGGAATTAGTTGCAAAAGATAGATTAAGAGAAATTAAACTATGGTCTAAATTTAAAGCTGAATATGATGATGGTTCATTTGACACTAAAAATGTTAATACGCATCAATTTGAATCTTTAGCACAAATCATGGAACATAAGAAAAATTCAATTACACCAGGATCTTCACAAGCTGAAGTATTTAATGTATTGTCTCAAGTAGATACCATAGCTAGAATAAAACAAGAAAAACAATTAACAAACGATAAAAAAGAACAATTACAATACGGGAAAGAATCAAAATAGAGAAAGACAATGAATTTCAATTTCACATTTTTAGGACAATCTATCCTACGATATGAAACTCCTTTAGATATATTTCATGCAATCAATCAAACGTATGAACAAAAGTTTCAACAATTAAATCCTGCAAATAAACAATTAGTAGGTAAAATTAAAGATGAACATTCTTTATTTTATGATGGAGAAGATGAATCTAAAATGAAAAGACATAATGAATTACCAAGAAATGTTCTTGATTGGTTTATGTCTATGTTTCATCATTATTTAGAATTTAATCATATTAGAAATTATCAAACTCATTTAAATTCAATTTGGGTAAATGAAATGAAAGCTCATGAATATAATCCTGTGCACGTTCATCAGGGAAATTTATTTACAGGTCTATCTTCAGTTATGATTTTAAAATTACCTAATACATATGGTGTAGAGTATTCTGCATCAGAAGCTCCACAAAATGGTAAATTACAGATATTAGGTGCAGCGAATGGTCAATTTGCTAAAGTTGATTATGAGCCACCAATGAAATTAAGAGACTTCTATATATTTCCATATGATATGAGACATTGTGTGTATCCATTCAATGGAACAAATGACACTAGAAGAACATTAGCAGCTAACTGCGATGTATTATATAACCCAATACAGAATAGAGGAGCACAATGATTATAACCGAGCCACGCTGGAAATCTTTAATTGTAGAAACAACAACTCCATTATTTACACCAGAACAATGTCAATTGATTATTAATGCAGGTCGTGCTGAACCTAGAGAAGATGGTCAAGTGGGTGGTGGTGCTAAAGGTGTTGTAGACACTAAAACTAGAACATCTCATATTAGTTGGATTCCATTTAATAAGATGCCTGAAATGTATGCAACATTAGAAAAAGTAATACATCAAACTAATAGAAATCATTTTGGATTTGAAGGATTACAAATTTCAGAGCCGGCACAGTATACAGAATACCCAGAAGGTGGATTTTATGATTGGCATATAGATTCAGATGTTAATTGTGCAAATGAACCACCAGTACGTAAGATATCTATGACTTGTTTATTATCACATGAATCAGAATTTGAAGGTGGTGGATTAGAACTTATGTCAGATGGAAAAATAGCTAGACCTAAACAAGGACAAGCTATATTCTTTGCATCATTTATTAGACATAGAGTAGTTCCTATTACAAAAGGAAACAGGAAGTCTTTAGTGCTTTGGGTAGGCGGAACACCTTTTAAATAAAATTATGCAAGTAACAGATAGAGTACCTTATACATATATAGTTCGTCATAAGAAAACTGGAAAAGTTTATTATGGAAGTAGATATGCAAAAGGATGTCATCCTGATGATTTATGGAAAAAATATTTTACATCTTCTAAAGATATACAATATTACATAAAGAAATATGGTAAAAATTCATTTGATTATAAAGTAAGAAGAGTTTTTAACAATGTATTAAAATGTCAAGAATGGGAATATAAAGTTCTTAAAAGATTAAATGCTGTTGATAGAGATGATTTCTTAAATAAATCTAATGGTGATGGTTTAATAAAAACAAAAAATTGGCTTACTAAAAAAGCATATAATAGATATTTAAAATTAACAGCTTTAGGTCATAAAGGAATACCTGAAACAGAACAAACTAAAGAAAGAATAAGTAGTGGAGTTAAAAAGAATTGGAAATTACGTAAATCTAAAAAAGATTATAAGGAGTATTGTAAAAAAATAGCTTTAAGAAATAGTAAATATAATTGGTATACAAATGGTAAAGATAATTTAAGATTAAAATTTGGTAAAAAACCACCTAAAGGATATAGAAAAGGAAGAACTTTATGAATCGAGAATTATATTTTGCGACACCTATTTATGTTAAAGATGTTGGATCACAAGAATTCAACTCTAAATTAGAACAGAATATTATTAACTGGTCTAATCAAGATAAAGGTTTGACAAGAACTAATATGAATGGATGGCATTCAACAGATGATATGCACACAAAACCAGAATATAAAGAACTCGTTGATTTATTATTTCAAGCACAATTTCATATTTACAAAGATCAGAATTTAGATTCAGAACCATTTTTAGGTAATATGTGGGCAAACATTAATCCACCAGGTGGATATAATAGACCACACATGCATCCTAATTCATTATGGTCTGGAGTTTATTATATTAAGACTCCACAAAATTGTGGACATTTAAAAGTAGAAGATCCAAAGTCAGTATCTTTAATGTCTATGCCAAGAAGAAAAGAAGGACCTTTAGAATCATACCTTTGGAGAGAAGTTCATTTTGAACCAGTTGCTGGAAGATTAATTATGTTTCCAAGCTGGCTGAATCACTGTGTAGATCCAAATCAATCTAATGATATTAGAATTTCAGTGAGTTTTAATTTCATGCAACGTTGTATGATCACATGAGTTTTCAACAGAACAAATATCAAGTAATTAAAAAAGCAATTCCATATGAACTTGCTAATTTTATATTTAACTATTTCCTACTTAAAAGAGAGGCAGTTAATTATCTATATTCAAATAACATAGTAGCGGAGAACGGGATGTTGGGCACTTGGAAAGATCAACAAGTTCCAAATGTATATTCTCATTATGCAGACTTTGTTATGGAAACATTATTGATGAAAGTAATGCCTATAATGAAACAACAAACAAATTTAGATTTAATACCTACCTATTCTTATGCAAGAATTTATGAAAAAGGATCTATTTTAAAAAGACATAAAGATAGACCCTCTTGTGAGATATCTACAACATTAAATTTAGGTGGAGATGCTTGGCCTATATTTATTGATCCAACAGGATCTAATAATGTAATTGATGAATATAAAAACATAATGAAACCTAATGCTCCAGCAAGTATTAAAGTAGATTTAGAACCTGGCGATATGTTAGTTTATTCTGGTTGTGAATTAGAACATTGGAGAGAAGAATTTCAAGGCAATATTTGTGCTCAAGTATTTTTACATTACAATCATGTAAATGGTCAATTTAAAGACAATAATTTATATGATAAAAGACCACTGCTAGGACTACCACCATTTACTAAACAATAGTATAA